TTTCCTTTATTTTTATATGGATGATTATTGGATAAAATATAAACATATCCTTCATTATTTATTATTTTTCCGCCTTTCCAATTTGGATGTTTCTCTCCTCTTAATCTTTTATCCTGACACATATATTTCCTCCTTTATGGCAATACTTTTATGCTTGGAACTGGAACAATTATTGTTGGTGTCGGCGGTATCAGTTTCACTCCCTCACACGCTTTCGTCTGATCGACAACCCTTGAACACAAGATGGCTTTTCTTTCTTCTTTACTTTTCGCAATCTGTTCCTCTGTCCATTGATTCAAAATAGAGATTTCATCCGTATTGTCTTTATTCTCTTTCCCGTACTTGAATCGGGTGGCAATAGGCGTCAAAAGATTTACCACCACGAAATAGGTAATGATAGACCAGAAGACAATCGTCTGTACCCACCACCAGAAGGGTTTGGGAGGATTTTCCACTTGTTCTATTTCCTCTTTGATTTCCTCCTGTTTGGCTTCCTCAATGAGGGGTTTTTCTTCTTCCCGTGCTTTTGCTTCCAGCTCCTTTGCGACTGCCTCATGTTGCGGAGTGGGAGGTTTGCCTAAGAATGTTTTTGGTTTTTCCATATGATCTCCTTATGAATACGATTTTATAATCTTCTGATAGTCTTCTATGGTCATTTTCGTCAGTTCGTTTTTATGTTTTTGAATATAGGTATATTTCTTGGGAAATCTGTCTAATAACATTTCCACAAACTCTAAGGGATGACGGTGATACCAGAAATGATGGGCTGAACATAAACATAAGACGTTTTCAGGGTGATACCGGAGAGTCAGATTTCCCCGTGTAACGATATGAGCGGTTTGCAAGGTGTTGGAACATTTGATTCCGTCATGGGCCTGACAATAGCCTATGGTTCTCCGTACCCATAGGGAAAAAACTTTATCTGCTTTAGCTTTGAGTGTTTTTTTGTTTAGCTTTTTCATATACTTTCTTTGCGCTACACCATTCACATAATTCTTTCTTCTCTCCCAAAAACTCTCTTCCACACTCGCATTTTTTCCATATTGCTCTTCTTCTGTATCCGTTTGCTCTCATACCTCTTTAATCGGAAGGAAGCGTTGAGGCGTTTCTTGATACGGCTCTTACTTCTTTCCGCTTAGAGAGTCAGAAGACTCTCCCCCAACATGACTAACGGTTTGATATGGTATCTTTTTAATATCATGCTTCCTATGATCCCAGCATAATCGTTGTTCTTTTGGGAGTGTTAATGCGTAATCTCCTAATGGCTGTTTACAGATAAAACAATGGCATCTATATCGAATATCATTTTTAGTTAAAGACATATTATTTTTTAACATTCCTCCTCTTCAGTAAATAAAAATTTATAAATTAAATATATGATTATTCCTGAAAAGATAAGTTTTTTATGTTCTTTTACAAACTCTATAACCGTTTCAAAAACTTCTTCCCCTTTTTCTTTTACTTCTTCAATAAATGATTCAATCTTTTCTAATTTCATACATATCCTCCTTTAATAAAAAATAATATAATTTGATCTATGTTGCTGACAAATTTCCATACAAGCATTAAGATCATGACATAAAATATCCATCTAAAAATTCTTGGCATATGTCTCCTTTCTTTTTGTACTTTTTTGTTTATTATTTGGTTTTGTTCTAATTTGGGCAATAAATATCCAAACCCTTTTTTTGTTATTTGCTTTCTATATTCTTTTATTTGATTGCTATTCATTAAATAATTATTTAATCCTTCACATCCATCCATATCCGCTATTAAATATCTATTACATTGTTTACAATAAAATTTCCATGAGGCAGATAATGCTACACCACTTCGTAAAACCCCGTTGGATTCATTTTGATTTATTACTTTCAAATGATCTCCACAAAATAATCCTAAAATTTTCATATATTATTCTCCCCAATCAACATAATCGCATCCTGTCGCAACTTTTTTGAATTTATCCCACTTGTTTGTTGAACATTTAATATATGATGTCCCGTCTTTCTTTTTTGCCTCTATGAGTGGTGATCCGCACTTCGGACAAGAACCCAACTGTGGGGTCACAGGTTGACTTCCAGTGGCCTTTTGAGGGGAGGAGTGGGCATTGTTCGTCTCAGGATTCCATGAAGGCTGAAATCCGCTATTGATCAGGCTATCAATAACCCTCATTATTTTATTTGTTGGAATAGTCGTATTATCCATCATCCGAATAGTTATACCTGAATGAAAGCCCTTGTAATAAGTATCTATATGAATACTCATGGGTGCTTCCGGTAATTCATTTTCTATAATAGACATAGGTTTCAAACTTTCTTCAACATCTTTTGGGTTTATCATATAATCATCCTTTCCTGTTGTTTCATGAGAAATGCATCTCCAGCTACCTTTAATAACCAGTCACCCATTTTTTTGTTGTTCTGTTCATAATAGGACTCTGCCAGCATGCGTGCCCCGTAGAGTTCAGCGTTTTCTTTTTGATACGTTATCCGGTCAAAACACCGGTCTAATTCCTGTTTGTCTGCAAAACTGCTTATTGGTAAGTTCATAGATTTATTTCCTTTCGATACTACTGTATCATGGTGTTACCATTGTGTCAATACCCCAAAATAGCCTTGATTTGAGTAATTTCATCATCATGGAATCGTAATGTGAGTCGTCCTAAACGAAGTCCTAATTTATATTTTTTAGCAATTCTTGAAATGCGAATCCTATTGGTGTTGAATAGTAGTGCAACTTCAGTAAGTGTGTGATAATTTCCTTCTTTAATGTGTATCATAAAGTCTCCTTGACAACAAGGTATCATAGTGTTACACTGGTGTCAAGTATGAAATTTATTAAATTAACTCAAGGTAAACAAGCGATTGTAGATGATGAAGACTTTGAACGATTATCCAAAAACAAATGGTATTTTTGTTTTGGGTACGCAACTCGTGCTTTTTGGTTAAAAGAAAAGAAAAAACAAATAAAAATTTTAATGCATAGAGAAGTTCTAAATAATAGTGATAAAAGAGAAGTTGACCACATAAACCATAATAAGATTGATAATAGAAAACAAAATTTAAGATTTTGTTCTCATAGACAAAATTTAATAAATGTTCCAATTTCAAAACGAAATACTTCTGGTTATAAAGGAGTTATTTGGGAGGGAAGAAAAAATAAATGGGTAGTATATGTTCGTCATCATGGAAAAGATAAATTTGGTGGTTATTTTATAGATAAAAAAACGGCCGCAAAATCTTATAACAAATTAGCTTTGAAATATTTTGGTGAGTTTGCTTGTATAAATAATATATGACTAAAGATGAACACTGGTTTGAAGGAAAATATCACTGCATCTATAAAATAGATTCCTATATGTCCGAAGACTCCGAAGGAACATATGGCATGGTAGGGGTACGAGATGTGTGGATCAACAAAGCAATCAAGAGCAGGAAGTTTTTTGTTGTGGTTGCTCCCAAAGGTTCTCAGCAGTTTAACCCCAAGATGATAAAGAAAACCATGAAAGACAAATTGTTCCCTTATGAAAAGAATTATCCAGGCAACCCCATGTATTTTTATCCCCTTATGATAAAACATAATGGATTGACAGAACTGGAACGATGGGGGGTTTATTTGTAGTTGACAAAAAATCTAAGAGGAGTATTGTAAATATATGGACGGACGGAAGGATGCTACCCAAGAGGTAGAAAAAACAATCCCACTCGCACACGCTGAAAAGTGTCCCGTATGTAATGGTTTCGGGACGCTTAAATATGGCGAAAAATTGTGCCAAGCCTGTAAGGGTAAGGGATATGTTGTCGTTCCCAACTCCATAGAACAAGGGGAAGCGTATGAAGACTCGCATAATACATACTAAAATTCACTTTGAGGATGATTGGTTTAATACACTACCAATAGGATATCGTTATTTATTTATTTATTTGTTTACCAATGAACACATAGGACTAACAGGAACCTATGAGTTGCCCAGAAGGGTAGCATTATTAGAAACAGGTGCAAGTGAAACTGACTGGGATGAAGCGATTAAAAAGTTTCAAGATGATGATAAGGTTTTATATATTGACGGTTGGATTATCGTTAAAAATGCGGGAAAACACTCTGACTATAGTGGGGGGAAAAATGAGATAGCCTATAAGAGAGAATTAGCTTTAATTCCTGCCAAAATAAGGGATAAAATGGATACTGTATCGATAGGGTATATATACTGTATTGATACACCCAGAAATCATAAATCAGAAATCATAAATCAGAAATCAAAGAAGAGAGTATTTGATGAAAAAAAACAAGTCTTTATAGAACTATGACTTTAGAATACTGTAAAGAACAGATGAAACTCTTAGAACAGAAAGCCAAAGACTTTCCTGAGAAGAAAGCTATTTATAGACTGCAATACAGAGCCTTACAGTGTGCATTGAATATCTATTTCCGCTACCATCCGCAGGAAAAACTTGACAATCAATTTGGCACTTGATAGCATAGAGTGCTAGGTGATTGTTGAAGTGTGAAATTCATTGAACTAAACCTAAGAGCGCATCCCTAAAAACGGTGCGCTTTTGCATTTGACTCATGTGATATACTTACGTCAATGACACTTTGGGTAACTGGTTCTTCGGGATTTATAGGCAGTCATCTCTGCAAACGCTTTCCAAAACGCAACATGCTTCGTATTCCCCATGAAACGCTTAAAAGCATTCCTAAGATAAAAGAATTAGCCGAATCCCATCCGCCTACGGCAATTTATCATTTCGCCGCCTATGGCAATATGGCACACCAGCAGGACGTATTTCAGATGATGGAAAGCAATGTGATCTATCTCTTTAATCTTTTATGGGCCACAAAAGACATAGATTATAAAACATTTATCAACTGTTCCACATCAAGCGTGTATGGGGATAAAAAACACGCCATGCATGAAACAAACTCTCTTGACGGAACCGACCCTTATTCTATTACCAAACAGATAGGAGAACTATTAGTCCGGGCATTTGTCAATAAATATGACAAGCCAATTGTCAACATACGTCCGTTTAGTGTCTATGGGGAAGGGGAAGCGGATTACCGTTTATTCCAACGATCATGCGGTGTATAAAAAAGAACGAACCCATGAAATTAGCTCCCGGTATGCATGATTGGATTTTTGCTGAAGATTGTGTTGATGCGATTCTTGCTATTCAGGACAACATAAAAGATGTTAAAGGGCTGGCTGTAAACATAGGAACGGGTCAGCAATATGACAATTACGACATAGTAAAACATTTGTGTATGTTAAGCGGAAGGGATATCAACTCTCTCCCCATAGAACATATCAGAAGTTTACGATCAAAGGATTCATGGGTGGCAGATAATTCACTTTTATTCCGTTTAGGGTGGCAACAGAAGCATGGTCTTATAGACGGCCTTAAAAAAGTATGGGAACAGTAAAAGATCGCATCATGGAGATCAGTAAGAAGTATCACTTGTCGCACATATCATCGTGTATTACAAGTGCTGACATTATGGAAACAGCATATCAACTGAAAAAACACAATGAGCCGTTTATTCTTTCCAACGGACATGCAGGACTTGCGTTGTATTGTGTTCTTGAAAAATACGAAGGAAAAAACGCTGAAGAACTATGGCTGAAACACGGAACACACCCGAATCTTGATCCTAAAAACGGTATTTATTGTTCATCAGGATCATTAGGCATGGCATTTTCTGTTGCATTAGGCATGGCATTAAGCGACAGGTTGCGTGATGTGTATTGCCTGACAAGCGACGGAGAATGGGCAGAAGGTTCTATGTGGGAAACCTTGCGGCTTGCAGCGGATTTACGGGTTGCAAACCTTATTGTTCTTGTCAATGCAAACGGATATAGTGCGTTAGGTGAAATTGATTTAGACAGACTTGAATGGCGCATTGGATCATTTGTTCGAGAACATTATCCCAAAGTGTCTTTTATACGAACTGAAAATCCTGAAGGATATGAAGGAGTAAAAGGGCATTATACAAAGGCATGAAACAATTTAGTGATAAAGAGATAAAAAAATATGTTGAATATGTGGGCGATTCATATACTCATGCACGGCTCATGGTTCCGAAGAACATTTTGAAGATTATGGATTACTTTTATGAAATAAATAAAATGGTTGAAGAAGCACAAAAACGCTATGCGTCCTAAATTTTTTCAATTACTCTATGACCAGATGAAGCTCCAAAAAGGCATTTGGCTTCTCGTGGGGGATTTGGGATATGGGGGAGTAGATACCATACAAACGGAAATACCTGATCGGTTTGTCAATTGCGGAGCATCTGAATTTGCTACCATTGGTTTTGCGTGTGGACTGGCAATGACCGGCAAAGTGTCATTTGTGTATTCCATTACAAATTTCCTGCTTTACCGGCCATTTGAGATTATTAGAAATTACCTGAATTATGACAACATTCCGGTAAAACTTATAGGAAGCGGACGGGGAAAAGAATATGAACACGATGGTATTTCCCATTGGTCTGAAGACGCAAAGCATGTGTTAGACTGTTTACCAAACGTTGTTCAATACTGGCCCGAAACAAACGAGGAAATGGAAACAAACTTTAAGGAATTATTAGACAACGATAAGCCGTGTTTTTTAAGTCTTAAACGATAATATGAATGACACACTTGCAGAAGGATTGAAGTTCGGTCATGAACACATGACTAGTTTGGGTTTTACTCCCGTTGTGGGATATAGTTGTTTACTGGAACTCATGGCATGGAATGATCTTTATGATACAGAAGGGGAAGCGGATTTTCTTATCAACGGAGATGATCTTACTGAACAGTCAGAACAGAAGATCAGAACGTCCCCGGCATTTCATAAATGGGAACAGTTTACTCTTTATCCCAATCAAAAGACTATATTTTATATGACTGCACCCAATGGAGTACGAATTAGTTATCAGCCCTATTTTATCCGGGGAGAGTTTGCCTATGCAAACATTTTAGACAGCAGATTTTTTTTATGGCAGAGAAAGCACTTTGATACGCTCCAAACCAAAACATATAAAGGAACACAATACACCATTCCCTATGATCCCATTGGTTATTTAGAAGAATACTATGGAAAACCGTGGGATGATTTTGAAGGACGAAAAGGATGGCATTGGGGAATGGGAAAAAATTTACAACATCTTAAAGGATTACCGGCATAATATGTATGAACGAACTGGCAAAAACAAAAGAACAGGATTTAACCCTCAAACAACGAAAATGGATAAAAGAGTATTTAGCGTGTGGTAACGCTAAGAAAGCCGCACTTAAAGTGTATGATTGTACAGCACAGAGTGCAGGACAGATAGGATATGAAAACCTGAATAAACTTGATTACACTGAATTTTTAGAAGCGGCTGGCATTACAGATAATTTATTGCAGAAGAAAATAATGGAAGGATTAGATGCGAATAAAACCGTGAGTGCAGTAAAAACATCACGAGAGGCTGGTGTAGACAGTACAGATTTTATAGACGTCCCTGATTTTTTAGCACGGCATAAGTATTTAGAAACAGCACTAAAATTGAAAAAACGGCTTGTTGATAGAAAAGAATTTACCGGAAAAGATGGAGAACCTATACAATACCAGATTATCACAGGAACAGGGTATATTCCCTCCGGTGTCGTTATTGATGCCACACCAGAGGAAAATCTTATTGGAGGACAATCATCAGTTCAAAACGGTAGTGTGGCATCGGAAAGCCCGCAAAACAACGACAGCCATTTATGAACTGGTAAAGCAATCCTATCTCCGCAAAGGATTATACTGGCACATCTTCCCTACGTTTGCAGAAGGAAAAGATACGATTTGGAGAGATCCGAACATGATCTTCCATTTCATCCCTTCCCAATTTATTAAACGGAAAAACGATCAGGAGTGCGTGATTGAATTTACATGGGGATCAATCTTTCAGCTCAAAGGAGGAGATGACCCTGATAGATTACGAGGTCCCGGGCCGTTAGGTTGTGTATTTGATGAATTTGGAACCATGAAACTGGAGGCATGGCAGGTGGTGGAACCGGCAATTATCGCAAACAACGGTTGGTCATGGTTTATCGGTACGCCAAAAGGAAAGAATCATCTCTATCAATTCCTTCAGCGGGGAAAACAACTCAAGAATTGGGGATCATTCTTCTTAAACGGGGAACAGTCGGGAATTTATACTGCTTCCCAGCTCCAGCAACTTCGGGAATCCATGACGCAGAAAATGTATCAGCAGGAAATCATGTGCGACTTTCTTGAAAACGAGGGGACAGTCTTCAGAAGCGTCCGTGAGGCCATGAAATCCGTTGTAGAGGCTCCAAAGGACGGACATCTCTACGTTATCGGATGTGATTTGGCGAAAGTTACGGACTTCACGGTGTTGACAGTCTATGATAGAATACATAATAACCAAGTCTATCAGGAGAAATTTCAAACCATAGAATGGCCGTTTCAGAAAAACAAAATAGCAGCTCTTTCAAAGCATTACAACAACGCTTTAGTTATTTTAGACGCAACGGGATTAGGTGATCCGATAGCAGATGATCTGATACGGATCGGCGTACCCATTGTCCCGTTTAAGATAACCGAACAAACAAAAAAAGATTTAATAGAAAAGCTCAGCATTTGGATAGAACAGAAAAAATGTCTTTTATTGCCCTTAAATGAAACGCTCGAAGAATTTGACAACTTCTCATACGAAATCGGCCCCACAGGGAAGATCAGATATCAGGCAAGAGAAGGATTTCACGATGACTGTGTTCTCTCCCATGCCCTTGCAATCAGCGGACTCACCGAAATCATCAAATCCGTTGCCCTCCCAGACGACACAAGACTCCACAAATACTTTACCAACATCAAAAACCAGTACCAGCGGAACTCCATCTCTGAATACACAGACTTTGACGACTGATTTCCCCACAGAAGAAGAATTGCGTGATGTTCTCATGTGGGCAGAAGACGTGATGAGCAGATGCCAGATTCCTTTTGTTGTGTTGGGGAGTGCGGCGTATCAGATCGTACACGATTTACCCTTGCAGGTTCCCAAGATAACGCTTGGCGTATTAAAGCAACACGCTATGCCCGAACAAACCAGTCTTCTTCAAGCGTGTGATCCAAGCATAGAAATGAATATGGACGGATGGACAATAACAAAAGGAAGCGCAAAGGTTGTTGTGCAGATCATGAAAAAGAACCATCCTACGTTAATGAATCCCGATATCCATTGGTACTGGGTAGAGCCATTTAAGATTCCGAATCCGTTTCAGGAGTATTGGAACGGAAACGATCATTACGATATATGAGAATTGACATGAATGTCATTGTAAAGAATGCATCATACGAAAAAAACAAAGACTTACTTCCCGTTCTTTTTGGAGACAATAAAGGGATAATAAGCGAACCGATACTGGAAGTGGGAGAACAGGATGACATGTATGATATTCTCGTAAAGACAGGAGTATACAAATCAAAAACGCAAGCTCGGAGAGCATGGGTGCTTACAGGCAAAGAAGTAAATCCGGGTTTTCATGACTATCAGGATATAGGCAGATTACGGCACAGAATAACTTTATGGAATCCAATATAATACTAACCATAGTCATATGAGAGACGGAAGTTATTGGTTCAAATATATTAAAGAATTGGTTTTACAACGAGATGAATATAGATGTCAGATTTGCGGAAGCGGAATAGAAAAGAGATTATGCATTCATCATAAAGACGGAAGTGGAGATTTACCTATGTATCAACCATCAAATAATAAATCGGAAAATTTAATTACATTATGTTTTAGTTGTCATGGCAAGATTCATGCAGGAACTATAAAATATGAGTGAAATTGTTTTAACCATTGTTATAATAGTCTTGCTTCTTTCATTGGCTGTATCACAATATATCAGCTGGAAAGAGAAAGAAAAGCTGATAAAGATGTTCATGGCAAAGGATTTAGGGGAAGTAACTGCTAACGAAGCTCTTGAGAAACTACCTAAAGGAAAAGAAGAAAAACCTCCTGATATGGTTTCTATGGATGATGCTATAGAAGATGATGCGTTGTTTGATAAACATATAGCGGCAGTACGGACACAGGCAAAAGAGGAATTTGAGAAGGCACAGGAGAAGCTATGAAAACAACAATAGAATATGGTAAATGGTATATTGATATTTTGAAATACACCAATGTAAAAAAGAGAAAGCATGTAAGATATCTTGATGTACCGATTGCGTTTTCAATTGGAATAGGAAACCTGAGAGATAGGCTTTGTGGAGGATTTTGGTTTCATTTAAGTTTGTTTAATAAAGGCATAAGTGAGGGAGAAAGATTTAAGGGACTACACATATCTATTCCTCTATGGAAAACTCCTTTTAATAAACTAACTTGACACATTCCCCAAAGATCATATTCTAAAGGAATGAACACTGATTTTGTCCCCACTGATCAAATCGGGAGTAAAATAGAAACCTTCTTTCAGAATGTAGCAAACCAACGGAAAGCCTTTGAACGCCGGTGGTACAATAATAACTTCTTTGATGATGGCTATCATTACCGGTTTGTCTCACGAACCACAGGCAAGGTCATGGACTTGACCGCTTCAGGAGATACCTTCATTCCGTACAGGGCTATTCCAAAGGCAAGCCGTCAGATCAGGGGAATTGCCAATCTTTTACTTGCCAACGAACCGCAGGCAGTCGTCTATCCTGAACATATCCTGTCTTCTACCTATCCTGATCCCCAGCAATATCAATTAGCCCAGCAGGAATCAGAAAAGAACGCTAAACACGTAGGACGGTGGATAGAGTGGAGCTGGAAGAAGTATGAATTGAAGAAATTACTTACGCAGATGATTATATGGGCGGCCAAACAGGGTGTCAGTTACCTTCAGATATGGCCTGATCCTGTAAAAGAGGATATTAAGTTTCAGGTTTTTGATGCCTTTGATGTGTATGTGGACAATGCGTGTACGGATATTTATGAGAGTCCGTTTTTAGTCAAAGCCGCACCTAAAACACTGGAGGAAATAAAGGCTAATGAGGATTTTGATGAGGAAGCACTGGCAAAAATCAGACCTGATAATAAATATGCTCCTTCAGAGATAAAGGAAGCCTACATGATGGCACGGTTCGGCATGAGAAGGAATGATGATAAGACGGCAACATGCATTCTGAAAGAAGGGTTTGTTAAAGAGTATGTTAACAGCGAGAACATGGAAAAGATAAAAAGCGATGTTAAAGACTTTAAGGGAAAGACAGGAGATACGATTATCCGTCAGGTATTTGAAGTAGGAGGATTGGTGTTACGTGATGTTTATACAGAGTTTAATGAATATCCGTTTGTGGATTTCAGAATGGAACCAGGATATATCTATCAGGTTCCTCTGATTGAACGATTTTTATCAGCTAATAAGTCATTAGATTCAGTGATGAGCAGAATTGAACGGTATATAGGAACGCAAATTGTGGGCGTGTACATGAAGCGGAGAGGGGAAAATTATAGGATAAACAACATTGCAGGCGGAGCGGAGATTGAATACGATACTACACCTCCTGCACAGATGGTTCTTTCCCCAATGCCGCAATTTGTCTTCCAGTATGTGAATCAACTGGAAAGCCTGATAGAAGAACAGGGAGCCAGTACTTCAGCATTAGGGAATGTTCCGACAGGTGTAAAATCAGGGACAGCCATTGAATCATTGAAAGCAACAGAATACGCAAATTTGAAGATTGCGGGAGATCAGCTCAAAGGAACGGTATATCGGATAGCCCAAAGGATGATTGATTTAGCCTCACGGTACTTTATAACCCCTAAAACAGTAACGATGATGGAAGATGGAAAGCCTTCATATTTTGACATTATCGGAGAACGGGGAATGGAAGCATATAAAAAACTGTCTAAGAAGGGACAATTACCGATTCCCGAAGCAACAGTCGTAAAGAAAGATTACAACATTGAGATAGACGTACAGTCGGGCATGGGATTCACCGAACAGGGAAAACGGGAAACCGCAATGCAGATGATAGACTATTTCCGACAATTAGCAGGAGAAGGACTTATTACTCAAGAGGCATTGAACATTCTCATTAAAGACTTCATGAAGACATTCCAGTATGGGAATACCGCAGAGTTTATGGATGCTATGGAGAATGGGGTGGCCGCAGGTCAGGCAGGGGTAGACAAGTCAGTACAGGCAGTCAAAGTAGGAGTTCTTGAAGCGATGAAGGATGCTGGAGAAATAGGGCCTGAAGCAAGCAATAAACGGATACAGGAAAACAAAGTCGGTGTATTGGAAGCTCTGAAAGAAAGCGGACTGGCAGATAAGATGAGCGGGCCGGTTGCAGATAATCCTGAAACCGCACCAATTCCTTATGATAAAGCTCCCGAAGACATAAAAAGACAAATGGAAGCACAGGCAGGTCTTGAACCTTCTAAGGGGATTTCACCGACAGGAACGGATCAATTGGTAAAGACAGCAAACGCAGAACAATCATCAGTCAATGCGGACAGACAGCATGAATTATCTGTTGAACAGTTAAAGCAACAGAAAGGAGCTAAAAATGCCGCTCGTTCATAGTACATCGGAAAAAGCACTCCATGAGAATATCAGTCGGGAAATGCATGCAGGAAAACCGCAAAAGCAGGCTTTAGCTATTGCATACAGCGTTCAGCGGAGTGCAAAGAAAAAAGGAGGATCATACGACAGCAAGGCAGTTAAGCTAGCTCAGGCTATGAGGAAATAATATGAAACAGACAAAAGGCGATAAAGAAGAAAAATTGAATAAGGATCTCAAAGAGGCTGATATGGAGAAAGAGGAGAAACCGGATCAGGTCAAATTGGGTATGGAAGTGGAAAAAGAGCATGCTGATCTGACGGGCGGAGATGCAAAGAAAACCCGTATGATCGTTGATGCTCATCTGAAAGAGATACCCGACTATTATTCCCGTTTGAAGGAAATGGAAGCTGAAGCAAAAGAAAAGGAGGACTAATGGCAAACCCCGTTGTTTTTTTAGAATATACATTTCTTATTGATACCGCCACCACATTTCATCATCTCTTTGAGTTTGAAAAGCTGTTAGGTGAGTTTCTTGCTACTCGTGGTATGCAGGCGGAAAACATTAAAGCAGTAGAGGGATCGCTTGCCAAACGGGTGATGTTTATTACGAAATTACCCGATCAGCTGGAGAAAGAGGAAACTCAGCCTGTCGGACGTCCAGTAACCTTAAAAGGACAGATTAAGCGGTTATCAGATAGGAAATTCAGGAAACCTGCATTGGAGTTTATGAAGGGGAAATAATGAACTACAACCTCAAAACTACTACCTATTTTACAAAAGATGAAGGAGATATATGGCTGATGTAAATTATCAAGTAGGTGCTAATGCGGATGATGGACATTGGATTGAAGGGTCGAGTTTTGATGCTACTTCCAATGGCCCATTTGTAGGGAATATTAGTGGAGTTAGACATAGTTTTGCACGATGGACAGGAGTGTTGGTTCCACAAGGAGCAATAATAAACTCTGCAAAATTAGTTGTAATGGGTAGAGCAATATCTGGAACTGGAAAAACTAATATATATTTTAATGATGAGAACACTGCAGTTGCTCCTACAACTTATGGGGAAGCTGATGGAAAAGCTTTAACTTCTGCAGTGGTTGGATGGAATATTTCTGCTTTTGTAAATGGTACATGGTATGATAGCCCTGATATTTCAACGGTAATTAAAGAAATTGTAGATAGACCTGGATGGAGTTCTGGAAATGACATGATGTTGATTTGGAAAGAAAATGGTTCAACATCTGGATCATATATTTCATGGACAGCAAGAGAAGTAAATACAGCTAGTGCTATATATTTATATATCACCTATACAGCAGGAGGAACGGGAGGAGTTTTAACCGTCAATTATGAAGGAGGAGTTGCTTCAGGATTGCAAGTAACTCAAATATAATATGGCAAAAGGCGATACAGTTCATGGAGCACATAATGACGATGTAAACCAAGTCTATTCAATGGTGGGCGTTATCGGAACGCTTGGAACTGCTGATGTGAAAGGGTCTGCGCTTACCCTTCCAGTTGGCGTTGAAGAATCTACTGGAGCGATGTATGTCTATGATATAGGCCCGGGAGGAACGGTCACTCCTGCAGGCACACAAGATGTCAATGTTGTGAGTGGTACGGTTGTTACAACAATGGGTGATCTGGCAGGCGGAACCATAGATCAACTGACCAATGGATCAATTAAGGTTACAGCCGGAACGGTTGCTGTTAATACACCCGGGACGATAACAAGCGGATCGATAGCTGTTATTGCGGGGTCTATCGTTGGAACCGTTGCAGTATCTACTCCCGGGACAATTACGAGCGGGACTGTTTCAGTCAATACTCCGGGCACTATCACATCAGGTTCTGTCTCGGTCATTGCGGGTACGGTAGCAAGTGTCGGTACCATTCCGGGGATTGGATCTGTTTCAAACATAGGGACAATAAAAGAAATTGGTACTATACCGAATATCGGAAGCATTTCGACCATAGGAACTATGCCTGCAATAGCAATGGGGGATATTTCCGGTGGAACAATAGATCAGATAACAACAGGTTCGATAGTGGTAACTGCCGGAACAGTCACAACGAGCATGGGAGACTTGACGGGGGGCACGATTGATATTTTAACCGACGGAACAGTAGGAATTAAAGGAACCGTCCCAGTATCGGGTACAGTCACGACTACTATGGGTGACTTAACGGGAGGGACAATAGATTTATTGTCTGCCGGAACTATAGATACGGTAAGTAAAATAACTAACGGATCTATCGTGGTTACGTCAGCAACAATAAGCGCAGGGACAATGCAACTTTCAGGCACGCCCAATGTCAATATCGTCGGAGGGACGGTCACAACAACAATGGGCGATCTCACAGGAGGCACGATAGATCAGATAACAACTGGATCAATCATTGTCACAGCGGGGACGATAACAGGCAATATCGGAACCATAGGCACGATTCAATCAGGGACAGTAGCGGTCAATACGCCCGGTACGATTACGTCAGGAAGCATTACTGTGACAGCAGGAACAATTGGAACAGTATCTTCTGTTGGCATTCTCTATTCGGGAACAATAGGTACGGTTACGGGAATGGGTGTATTATCCAACCTTACCAACGGATCAGTAAAAGTTACCGCAGGAACCGTTATTGTCACAACAGGGACAGTAAATAGCGGAACTATCAACGCAGGGACGATAAATACAGGAACGATTAACGCAGCAACTATAAACGCTGGAACAGTAAAGGATGACGGACGGGCGGCGAGAAATATTTTAACGTATGCAACTTCCGTAGCATTAGCAGGTTCTGCGTATGGAACTGTTATAGGGTCTGCAAGTGTCGGAGCTGGGACATATTTATGGGTGAATGATATATCGCTTCTTAATAATGGCGGTACGGTTACGTGTGCCATAGGATTTGGAACATGGAATACGGGAACTGCTATGTTATGGCGGGGAATATTAGGAGCAAGAGAGGGAATACAGAAATCCTATTCAAAAGCTGTCAATGCCGGAATGACCAATCAAGACCTTACTGTGTGGTCAAATGCTGCCGCAACGGTTGATGTGGCAGTAAGTTACTTCACGTCAGCATAATACTATGGCTATTGCTTATGATGCTTCTAGCGGTGGAACAGCACTTCCAGATACTTCCGTTACGTGGTCGCATACCTGTACGGGTTCTGATTTAATTCTTGTTGTCGGTATATCTCAGGCTGGAAATTATGAAGATAAAGTGACAGGAGTTACTTATAACGGGGTAGCTATGACCCGTTTAGCTACCGATGGGTATGTGTTTACAAGCGGAGCATACAATAGGGCTGTTTATTTATATTATCTTGTCGGGCCAGCAACAGGAGCACATAATATCGTTGTATCTTCTTCAGAGTCACTTTATTTCCGTTGTGTTGCAGTTTCTTACACGGGTATTGCTCAAACAGGACAACCAGATGGTTCAGATTCAGGCCAGGTTGCAGAGGGAACAGCAATTACCACAGGAGTAACAACCACTGCGGATAATTGTTGGAATGTCAGTGCAATCATGGGGTATCAATGTTCTGGAGGAACTGGAACTACTGAAAGAGTTGAAACAAATAATTATATTTCAATGGGAGACAGTAATGGTGCAAAAACCCCCGCAGGATTATACGAGATGACGTGGAATAGTGTAACTCAATGGATAGGAGCAATTCAAATATCCGTAAAACCACCAACACCAGTAGGAGGAGCAGTTAGAGCCGGAACAATACGATTAGTTGGAGTAGGTCACTTATAACTTGACACATTATTCAAAGACCATAATATAAAAGAAAAGGAGAATAAAATTATGCAACCCGTAAGCGGATATCAATGGAAAAGAATTTCAGGAACTGCAATCGGAACGGCAGTTGTTATTGCGGAGCCAACCACGCTTCATTCAGTCGTTATCGGAGTAAATACCACAGGAACAATAGCATTATATGACAGTGCAACAGGAAGTGTCACGGCGGATTATATGGTGACATTACAAAACACCTGCGGGACAGTTCCGCAGAACGTTATTATTGATGCACGATGTAAAAATGGTCTTGCATATGTCGTTTCAGGAACAACGGATTTAATGGTTACATATTACTAATTCGCACGGGCCATACGGTACCGACGGGAAAGGAGGGCATATGCCCGATAAAACAGATAATTTCTTCCAAGAGGAGGAAAAGGCTCAAGAGGAGCTTGAAAAGATAAAGATAGGGGAGGCAGAATATGATGCGAAGGAACTTGAGGGGTACATTGAGAAAGGGAAGAAGGTGGATGAATATACGAAGAAATATAATACTGACTTCGATAAGGCGTGGTCTTCGTATGGCAAAACCACCCAGGAGAATAAAGAGTTAAGGGTTGAGTTGGAAAGACTAAAACAACAAGTCCAGTTCCAAAAGGGTGGTCAGGACGGGGAATTAACCGAGGAACAAAAAACTCAGGTACGGAAATCCTTACAGGATATTTTAGGCGGAAACATTATTACTGATAAAGAGCTTGATTCTACGCTGGCCCAACGGGAAGCAGGACGGGCTTTGTTAAGTGAATGTAAGAGCCATGAATTAGATATTGACGGGACTGACGGCAGGCCGAAATTTGTCACCGCAGATATTCTACGGCACATGGAGGAAACAGGGATCAGAAATCCCATGAAGGCGTATAAGGATAAATTCGAGTCTGAATTGGATACATGGAAGCAGAGCGAATTGAATAAAGAAAAGGGAAGCGTGTTGCCGACTCTTTCATCAATGGGGACAAAACAACCCAAAACCGTTCCTGTAACGAAAGACAATATCGGTCAATTGATACGGGAACAATTAAACGTAGGTGAAGGTCACGAGTAATAATCGTAGCCTTAGAAAGGAGGTGAAAAAATATGGCGATACTTTTAACTAATGTTAGTAATGCACTGAACAAGATAATCCTTCCATACATTCAGGACAACTTCAATAAACAGACGATCCTTTTGGATCAACTGAAACGGAATACGGGAGTAACGTTTATGAACGATTATTTCTACGCTCCTATCAGAAGTTCAAGACATGGTGGAATTACCAACCTTGCAGATGATGGCAATGCGCTCACTTCAGGGAAGGCATCTATTGGTCAGGCATATGTGGGGGTGAAAATCATTACAGGTACGTTTGACATCTCAAAACTTACACTGGATGCAACAAAAACGAGCAAAGGCGCAGTGGAAAACCAACTGACCTTTCAGGCATCTACTCTCGCTTCCGATTTTGCAAAAGCAGTCAACCGACAATACTACTCCGACGGATATGGAGTTGTTGCACAGACAAAAGGTTCTGTTGCTTCAACGACCCTTTCCGTAGAACTTCCCAACGCTGCAGCAGGAACGCAGGATACCCGTGTTCTTGATACAGTAGGGACGATTAACGGAGATATTGGACCGACAGACTATCTTCAACCGGGGATGGTCATTGGATTCGGATCAGCCGCAGGAACAGGAACCGCAGTAATATCTTCTATTATTTCGGGAACTGCAATCGGCTTGACGGCAACAATTGACGCTGATGTGTTGGGTAGTCAGATCATTTCTATCGTTGATGGATCAGGAGAAGGAGCAGGTACCTCTGAAATTCAGGGGATGCGACTTGCTTTGTCATCTTCGACAGGAACATCTACATACGCAAACGTGGCACGTTCAACTCATGGTTGGACACCACAAGTCAGCACAACTGCTGGAGCTTTAACGATTTCTGCAATTGAACAACAGTATCTGGCAGCCAAAAAGTATGCTCAGATGGGCGATCAATACGCCATCTTTGTTAATACCACGCTCTATAAAAAATATGGAGACTTATTGACAGCGATGAGACGAGTAGTGAACGAAACTGAGTTGCTTGGAGGGTGGTCAGGATTGGAGTTTGCCGCAGGAGCGGGAAAAGTGGGTGTGTTTTTGGATTACGATGTCCCAGATGGGGAAGTCTTAATCGTAAACTTGGATAGCTGGACTATTTGTCAGGTTTCTGACTTGGGTTGGCTTGAAGACGTTCGAGAAGGGGCTTTGTTCAGGAGACCAGACTATATTACGTATCAGGCTACAATGGCATGGTTTACAAACCTGCTTTGTAGAGCACCTGCTGCGAATGGACGTTTGACGCAACGGACAGCATAAGGTTTTTTCCCCTTTTTCCGATAAAAAAGGGGAATATGAGAGAGGCGAACATGGTTCACCTTTCCCATATGGATATATTCAAAGACATTAAAGAGGAACAGCAACGGGATCATGATCTCTATTTTATCGAAGATGGTGAGGCAGGGTTTAGTCCTGAACATAATAAATTTGTCATTGAGAATACAATCAAAAAATACAATCAGAAGAGAAAACAGCAGCAACAGAAATACAGGGAGAACTTAGGAGAACGGTCTGATGCAGTCGCAACATATCTGAAACATCTTACTCAGGGGAAAGATACGCCTGTTGAGAAGTATTTCAGCAAAAAGACATTGGCATATCTGAGGGGAGAAGAAATAACACAGAAGTTAAAAAGCGGTTCTCTCTTAGGAAAAAAACGACAATTTTATTTACCAAACTAATGTGGCACGAAAGAATAAAAATGCACGGAAAATATATCCGGTTTCCTTGTATCAGTTACAAAGGGAATTGAATTTAACAGTAGTTCAAAGAGTAAAAGTAGGAAAGTTTATAGAGAAAGTAGCAAGAAACATTGAAAGGTAGGTGTGACTATTACACTATGGCACTAAAAAAATGGCACAATGATTTTAGACAGGCAGGCAATAAAGTAACGCCGGACGAAGTGGGTTGGGATCAGTGGTATTACGTTATTAACCCTTCTATTGATACACAATGGGTTGGAACAACCGCAATTGCAGGAACGACATCAACTAAACCACTCGTTCTTATCAACGGGTTATTGGATTATCCGAGAAACCTTTCCTATCAGGTTCAGGGAACGAATGCGATGGGAGGAACGTGGACAGTAAATGGGAAAGACCAGTTCGGCAATACCCAGACTGAAATATGCGAAATCGCAATATCGGGTACAGCAGGAGGAACGACTATCGGTACTGCGATCTTTGCAGAAGTCACCAGCGGAACATTCTCTTGGATGACGGGAGGTTCTGTGGGGAATGGTACAACGAGATTAGGAGTTGGAACCAGCGGAACGACAGCGTTATTCGGATTACCGGCAAAACTTGGCGGAACGTGGGATGTAAAGATGATTACCGGTTCTTTTGGCGGAGTGGGAACTTCGACATCAGGAACCTTTATCACAGGTTCAGCAGTTGCAGCGCAGGTCAATACAACCGTTCATGCATTTGCCGCTCCTCTTGATGTTCAGGCAGGAACGACAGTCTATGCAGTACGGTATCGGTCAAGTTATGTCTGTGAAGATGAAACAGTCAAGAATCCGTAAAATAGGTCTTGATTTAATGTGATACAATACGGCTTAGAGAAATCTAGGCCGTATTTTTATTCACGCATGAAACCATTACAGGGAATTTTTTTTAGAGATTGGGATAATGACCACGTTGGCGATATCCTCAAAGAAATCTACTGGGAGAAGCTGTATCAGCCCCTTATTCAGGATAAAAAAGACTTAACCATAGTGGATTGCGGAGCAAATATAGGTCTTTTCACGCTTTGGATGTATCCGTATGCCTCTAAAATCTATTCCGTAGAGCCTTCAGCCTTGCATTGTGAAACCTTACGGAACATGCTTGAGTTTAATAAAATGGACAGAGTGGAAGTGATACAGAAAGCATTATCAGATAAAGACGGAGAGCAGATGTTTTACCACAATGATAATACCACTATGTTTATGCTTCAAAAGCCTTCTGGTGGTGAGACAGCTTCGGAAAAAGTGCAAACTGCAACGATAGGGACGCTTCTTAAAGATATTCCCCATATAGACATACTGAAAATAGATATTGAGGGAGCGGAAGGGACGGCATTTGCCAATTCTTCATTTGATGAAGTTGCTCCGAAAATAGACAATATCGTTCTTGAATACCACAACTGGTGTGGAATATCCGTTACGTTATTGATGAATACAATACGGGATAGGGGGTTTTCCGTAGAAGAAATGAAAACACAGGCAACGGTTTTATGGTTTAAGAAAATATGACCATTTTAATTACTGGTTGTGCAGGATTTATAGGATCAAATCTTGCTAAAAGATTGTTGGATAAAGGCCATGAGGTAATCGGTTTCGGATGGTGTGAAAAGCTGAAACCCTACCCTTCTTTTCTTGAACATCCTCATTTCACTTTCATAAGCGGGGATATACGGAATGAGAGTGATTATCGGTTTTCAGATATAGACGCTATTTTTCATTTAGCCGCTAATACCGGAATTACCAAAGGACTGAAAAACCCGTATGGAGATTTTGAGATCAATACGATTTCTACAGTAAAATTACTGGAATGGGCACGAACGCATGGAAAACCACTTTTTGTCTATCCTTCCAGCAATAAAGTATATCCGTTGGATAATACATCAAGAACTCCCTATGGAGCTTCTAAACATTCTTCTGAAATTTGGTGCATGGAATACGGCCACACCTTTGCCGTTCCTGCGGTTGTTCTCCGTCAGTCGTGTATTTATGGCCCTCATCAATACGGATACATGGAGCAGGGATGGATTTCGTGGTTTATGCGGGCAAATGTAAAAGGATTACCCATACAAGTATTCGGCGATGGAGAACAGCAACGGGATATTTTATATATAGATGACCTGATTGATTTATATGAACTTCTGCTGACACACAGGGATTTATGGGGGAATATCTATGATGTCGGAGGAGGAGAAAAGAATGTTGTATCCGTAAATGCCATCATTCACTATATAGAACAGAATAATAAACCTTTTGTACAGATAGACTATGCAGGAGAACGGACTTCAGATCAGAAAACATATGTTACCAATCTTATTTCGTTACAGGATATCTGGTATCCACAGATAAATACGGAAGAAGGACTGAAAAAAACGTTTGACTGGGTAAAGGAAAATAATGAAATTTAGAGAAAAAATTGACAGAATTTCATATGGAGGAGCAATTATCGGCCCTGAAGAAAAAGAGGCTATCAATGCTATCATTGATTCTCAGGGTGGGAGACGATGGACGATAGGGCCGGAAAGTATGGCATTTGAGACAGAACTAGCCTCGGTTGT